AATATAAATATATGTTACTATCCTAAATCTTTAATATTGCTTTCATCAAGCAAGTTTGACTCTTCTTCTTTCTTTTCTTCAAAGATTAATTTTTTCTTTGGAATAAAGATATCTTGATTTTGATAGAACACTGATTTAGTCTGTAAGTTGTCAACTTTCGACTCTTCGGATATGTTTATTTCTTGATCTTCTTCATTACTGTACCCACCGTGCATATCATGAGTACCTAACCTATCTCTACCGAATGGACTGTCTTGAGTACCATAGGTAGAAGCATGAATTTGAGGTCTTCCCTCAGGATTTGTTTCGTCGTAGCCTACTGGCATCTTAGGTGTGTCCATTCCTCTTCTGCCGTACATAGAAGCAAGGTCGTGTGGTGTGCCGTAAGTGACTCCAGATTTAGCTGGGTCATTACCTTCGTTTTCAATCTGAGCGATTCTGAAGGCTCTCTTACTATCTTCTCTTACTAGATCTCTTTGTTCGTTAAATTGATCTTCAGATAAGTTGAAGATGTTTTCGTAAATATAATCTGTAGCAAACATCTTACTCTCCACCATTTGAGAAGCTAAATCCATCTTCTCTTTCATTAAAGCAATTTTTTCTTGCTCATAAATGACGGATGGTGTAGTAAGCTTGAGTTCGAAGTTTGTTAACCCTTCTCCTTTATATCCCTGAACGTATAAGTGTACTAAGGCAATCTTAGTTAATTCAGATTCAATGATTCTCTGAATACGTTCGATAGTTCTTGCAAATCTAATATCTTCTGCTGCTAACGTTGCTTTACCTTGCAAATCTCCTTCGTAACCGAAGTAAGCTTTGGGCACTTTAAGTGCAGCAAACATTTTGTCTCTTAGGTATTCAACGTCATTTGTACCGTCGTAATCTAAACCTTTAGTAGTATCAATTCTTGTTGTAGCATCTCCCCCTCTAACTGGAATGTAGAAATCCTCCATCATGTTCTGCATGTTGAACTTGAGGTTATACTGACCTGTCTGCTGGTCAATATAAGGAGTCTTCTTCATACCGTTAATAGTCTTCTGCATAAACTGCTCAACTTCTTGAGGAGGAATCTGACCAACGTTTACATAGAATACTCTCTTCTCAGGAGCTCTCATAATACGGTGAATTAACATCGCATCTTCCATCAAAGTTAACTGCTTGAAGATCTTACGAGCTGGTTCGATATAAGAGCGTCCGTAAGGTAGGTAGTTGGTATCTGAGATTAATCTAAAGTGTGCTACTTCGTAATTGTCTAACTGGATAATCTTATCCTTATGTCTAGGGATATAGTTTGGATCTGTAGAAGAAGCTATACCGTCGGGGTCGATTGTAAAACTTACTTTAGCAGGTTCATCAGGATCTTGACTCTCATGTCTCACCATACTGTACACTGTATACGGCAGTACATTGTAAACACCAAACTCTTCAGCTACTTCTAACTTTAAGAAAAAGTCTCCGTACTTACACATATTACGAGTCCAGGACCATAAGTTAAACTCTAGGTTTAGTACATCGTAGAATAAGTTGTGAAGAATTTTTTTAACGTTTTCATCAGACGACTTAATAGTGAGAATGTCGCCCATATCGTTTTTAAGAGTAGCTTCGTCGGCTAAGATATCTAATGCTGAAGCGATGATTGGATCTGTATCCATTGCTTCATAATCAGAATATAATTGAATCCTTAACGTCTGATAGTTCAGGTTAGGATTAAAGATGTTCTTATTATTATATAAGTATAGTCTCGAGAATCTATCTACTAGAGAGTTGGTTTCGTATCTACCAGTACTCTGAATGTGATTAACGTCAGCTACCTTAAGCTGAGTTCCGCCGACGTTACGGATTACTACGTCGGTAGAAAATAATCTCTGTAATCTACCAAATAAGGAAGTATCAGCCATGTAAAAATAGTTTAATTATAAATAGGCCTACTATAATAACCAAGATATATCTTGTTCACCATCAGGCGTCTTTACAATATACGGATTATTTTGCATACTACCAACAGAATATGCAGCTCCTTGTCTTTGATTTAAATTACCAATAGCTGATAAGTTGGCTCTAGATAGATCCATGCCTTGCTGCCTTAACCTCAAGGCTGTATCTCTTACGTATAAACCTGTTGCAAAAGCCATTACCAAGTCATCATTATAGTTTACTTGAGCTTGAGCTTTACCGTTCTTCCAGATAAATACTCTCATCTCTTTTAACAATCTCTTAGATTTAATTGTCACAGATCTTTCTCTAACATAATCCATCATCTTAGCGATAACTAAAGGACGAGTTCTCATAGACATTGTAAAGCCTGGTACTAGGTTACCTCTTTCCATCTTAGTCATGTATGACTCAACAGTATCCTGTTCCGATCTAGAAGAGTAGTACATGTTAGGGTACTCTCTTTCGATAATCTGCTCAATAGTAGACCATCCAATATTAGCATTCTCTACTACTAATAATGCGTTATTATATTCAGTAGCAACACTTACTAAAAGATTACCAAAATCTTTAGGAGGAATCTTACTTTTAAATTCAGCTACCTGAGAAGCTCCTTCTACGTCAAATATATGAAAAGTAGAGTAATCTTGTCCGTCACCTCTAGCGACATCAGCTACAACCATATAACTCTTAGTAAAGTCAGGGTATTCCCAGACCCAGTAATCTCCGCTTACTCCTCTCTTTTCGGAAGGATCTTGCTGCTGTGCTTCTTCGTACCAAATTAAATCTTCTGGTTCAAATACCGTATCACCTGATGATAGGAAGTCGCAATCACATTCTTGAGCAGCCATTCTAGGTCCTAAGTCACTATCTTGCTGCTTACGCCATTCTTCATTTCTTTCAGGATGAACTGTCCAAGGTAATTTAATAGGAATAAAACTATTTTCTCCAGTTTCTGCTTTCTCCCAGGTTTGGTGAAACCAGTTACCGATACCGTTAGGTGTTGATAAAGCCATACACTGCCCTCCGGTTGCTAGTGTTTGTTGTGCTGCAGCAAACGTCTCGTCAATATTATCGATAAAAGCAGCCTCATCGATCAAAAGTAATGATACAGCTTCTGAGCGTGCTGCATCTGAATTGGATGATTTAGCTGATATTCTTGAGCCGTTCTTAAGTCTTAGTGATAGCTTATTCTTCTCTACTGCTTTTAATTGCAACCAGCTTGGTAGCTGTTCGTACATGAACTGTACTTTGGTTACAAGGTTACGTGCTGTAGCTTGAGTAGTTGCTAATGCAAGTACGTTCTTATCTTTATGGAAGATCATCAACCATAAACTATAGCCTGCTGCTAAAGTAGAAATACCTAACTGTCTGGATTTAAGAGTAATTAAGTACTGGTTATCTCTGAATAAATGTAAGACTTTGTCCTGAAAAGGGTATAAGTTGAATAAGATACGACCTCTCTGCGGATGCTGAATATAGCAGTATTTACGCATAAAGTACGCAGGATCTTTTGCACACTTAGCGTATTCTTGAATTACTATCTTCTTTACATCTTGTTGACTCATAACATTAAAACAATACCAATGACAGTACCTACTCCTAAGCCTCCTGCCCAGCCTTTATATAGATTCCATCTACGCTGTCTCTGCAGAGTCTGTTGGTATTTTTTCTGTTTCTCTATTTGAATATTCTTTTCATCAATAACACCGTTAAGGTTGTTTTTAATGTCGATTAGGTTAGCAATTTGGCCGTCTTTAGCGGTCATTGCTTGATTCAGATTTTCGATATCTTTCAAATAACTTTCATTTTCCTTAGCACATAGGTCTCCTCTTTCCAAATCTTCTATGATTTGACGTACCATATCATCATGAAAGCAAATTAACGTATCGTTATTTACTATTGTAACGCTCTGCGAAATAGCTGGCAAGCTGAATAGTAGAAAGCCTACTAAGCTCAGCCATTTTACGATCGAATGCATCTCTTTCTTGTTTACGTTTTTCTTCCTCAATACCAATAGCAGCTAAAGCACTGTCGACTTTTACCTGCAACATATCATTCTCTATATCTAATAGAGTAATATGGTTCTCTAGAGAGTCTACTACTGCTTGACTTTTAGCCATATAAGCGTCTAACTCTGCTTTACGTTTATCATGTATGAGAGGAAGTACACCGAAAGCATACATTGCAGCAATTGCTACTGCTACTAGAACCATTAAATTATTTACCGTAACTTTCATATATATAAATATATGTTAACTAACTTTTAAGTGTACTGATGAGATTGAGCTTTGAGAACCGGCATAGTTAACTATATCTGTAATAGCGTCTGTTACTTTATCTTTATCTCCAGTCTCTAATACTTTTATAACACAAAGTGCTTGATACTTAGATGAAATCCAGTCTGTAGATTTCTCTTTCAGTTCCTCTGCTGTAATATCAAATCCACCGAATCTTTTTGCTAATTCATTAAACTCCTGTATAAATGAATCTGATAAGTCTACTGCTTTCTTAAGTGCTTCATTTTGTGCTGGTATATCACCTGCTCCATTTTTAGCAAGAAGCATCTTTAGTACACCACCGCCTATCTTACCTTGAGAAGCTGTTTTACCTTTTAACTCACCTTGAAAGCTTGATCCATCTGTTGAGAAAGTTCTCAACTGCATCTTTGCATTAGATTTGAAGTTGATGTAGGCGTCTTTAGAAGTAGGGGATACAATAGAAGAAGCATATTCATCTTTTTCTGATTGTAACTGTCTGGCTCTAACGGTTAATTTGCTCTCAGGTCCTAATTTCTTTAATGATGCTCCTAACAACTTTCTTTCATCAAATAGTTCTACCATCTGATTATTTAATTCAGCAATACTGTCAGTCTTAAATTGTATATTTTTTACTGCTGGGGATACTATCCAGATATCAGAAGGATTCCATTTATCGTCTTGAATTCTCCATCCGTTAGCTTTTCTAACTGTTCTCCAGGCTTGGTATATTTTATCTACAAACTCAGATCCTCTATGGAATTCAAATCCTGTACCGGCATATCCTAGTAACATCTTTGCAGTATTTACAAAAGTGTTAGCCCATCCTGGTGAGTTCTGAATAAAGTATATTATATCTTCAATAGAAGATGAGGTGTTAATGTCTTTAGCGATAGACTTTAAGTTATCTGGTGTTAGATCTTTTGGTGTCATGTCAGATCCTATCTTTTGAGCTAAAGCGTTTACTGCACATTGACAAGATTCTTGGATGGCTGTCTGTGCTGCTCCTCCTCCTGATCCTGCTCCTCCTCCAAAGTCAGCAGTCTTCTTTAATTTACTTGTGGTGATTGTATTCCCGTCTTTATCTTGCAAGGTAATGGGACCTTTAGCTGGTGTCCAGTCTTGAAGTTCGGCAACTTTTTCACCTTTGGGATCATAGACAATGAATGTTTCATCTCCTTTATCTAATTCTAAAGCTTCGCCGTTTTTAATTTTTTGAATTAAAATATCAACTCTCTCTTCTTTAGTTTTAGAATTTTGCTTACCTAATTCTTTAGGTGTTAAAGGAGTTTCTTTTAAGTTAATACCAAAGACTTCTCTTAAGATTTTAAGATCATCTTCGTTAGTGAGATCGGGGTAACCTTTTTCTGTTCTCCATGACCACTCTTGTATGAGTTTATCTAGTATATTCATCTGTTATGATTCTACGCCTGCGAATACATCTTCTTCACCTCCTGCAGCTGGTGCTTCTGCTCCAGTATCTGCCCCTAAGTCAGCACCTGCTTCTCCTCCTTCTGCTCCAGGAAACTCTCCACCTCCTCCTTCAGTGCCTCCGAATACATCTTCTCCGGAAGTATCGTCGGCGAACTGATCGGTGATAGGGCCTGAAGCTAGCATATATCCAATCTTATCTAGACATTGCTGGTATTCTGATACATTATCTAAAAAGTACCTCTTACCTTCTACAGTGGCTTGAAATCCTTTACCCATCCATTTCAAGGTTATATCTTGACCGTTCTTAAATTCTACTTTAAAAGTAGATGGCTTAGGAGACATCCATCCAATCTTCTCTACAAACTCTTCGTAGTCTGGTGTCATCAAATGGACTATGGTCTTTTTTAATGTAGGGAATTTAGCTAAGATCTCTGGTGTTGGATCAGTAACTTCATCTTCTGCTGCTTCTACTTCTTTAGCATCAGCAAATTCAGTATCAGGAGTTTCTTCCGGTACTTCTTCAGTCTCCTCTTCGTTGCCTTCAGCTTCAAAAAGTAAACCAGATGCTAATACTTCGTAGTAAGCTTCTTCAATGATATCTTTTAAGTCCTGTTTAGTCATTACTTCTTATTCTTACAGTGTCTTGGACTATCTTTTGAAATATAAGGCTTTTTACAGTCTTGAGCGCTTTCGTGTACTCTACCACATCTTCCGCAGCATGATACACCTTCAGCTAAAGTCTCACTTACTTGTGCAGCTCTTGCTAAATCTTTTAATAGGTTCTTCGGTAACTTATATTCTTCTCTTGCCTTCTTAAGCATACCGGCTACTGCGCCTGGGTTATCTTTGAATTTCTTGATAAAAGCGAGAGCTCTATTAAACTGCTGCTTTTTATCGTCAGAAACATTCTTTACGTCTTTTTCAGCTGCCTTAATATCTTTTTTAGATGGCTCAACATCGTCATCTTCTTTTAAGAACTTCTCGTTATATTGCCCTAAGTTAATAGTATGTACTTTGTCTAAAGAATCTTTAATCTTCATTACAATACCGTCGTTTGCTACAACAGTAACAACTCCGTACCCTCTTAATTGTAATTCTTTACCAGGTTTGATTTTCTCAAACTCTGCTTTCTTGATTTCGTCTAATTCTTCTTCAGAGTGACCGTCAATCTTAGCATCTAAATGAGGCTTCATAGTTTCGAACTCTAAGTAATGAGTAGCTTTAGACATATACTCTCTAGCCATCATTACCTTGTGCTGCCACCAGTTAGGGAAATCTACATGATCTTCCATTTGCTCATAGTGATGAAGTAGCTTATAAAGTTTTACAGCGTATTCTGCAGTATCAAAAGCAAATTGCTTTAACATACCAGGTTCATCGTCAACGTGACCTACTGAAAGTGTTTCTTCCATGGCTGGTGCGGTTACTACATCACCTTTTTGACTTCTTTTTATAGTATCTGCTACTTTTGTTCTAAATTGAGAAGGAATAGTTTGATCTTTTCTTGCTTCTTCAGCATCTGCAGTGGGATTCCCGACGATAATTTCTTTATTAGCTTCGTCTACATTCTCTATAGCTCCTTTAATCTTATCAATATGACCTTGAATATAGTGGTGTTCTTTTTCTAAGCCCATCATTCGAGCCATTGCCATGATTTGATCCGCAATGATTTCTGCTGCATCTAAATCTGCTTGAACAGCTCCATCTTCTAATGCTCTCATTTCAATAGCAAACAATGCATCTTGTAACTTAGCAGTTCTTTCAGCAAGATCCATATCTTCTACCTTGTCTTCAATATCTTGATACAAAGTCTTAGCGCCTGGGCAGATATGGTAATGTTTAGTTTGGTAGTTGCCTACTTTAATCTCAGTGTCTGCTTCTTCTGCTAAACTAGCTTCAATTTCTTGTAACTTATGTACCTTTCCGTCGAATTCAAACTCCTCTTCGCCAGCTTCTTTAGCCTTACGTGCGGCGTCTACAAAAGCGTTACCCTCCTTTACTTCCCTTAAAGCTTCTTTTATAAGTTCAGTCAGCTCTTCTTTCTTCATTTTTGCAATGGCGATAGCTGCTTGTTGTGCTCTAGATTTAGCCATGGTTATATTATTTCTTTATAAATAGCGATTAGTCGTGGTAGTTAATAAATCTACGCAAAGCCTTAGCTTTGGTACTACCTTTGTCTTTCATACTGCTAAGTTTCTGTCTTACTTTTGAGATCTTAATCTTACCGTCTTTTCCTTTTAAACTGGAGTCTTTAGATAAGATTCCTGGGTTCATAGCGTCATGAGGTCCTTCTTCTAATCCTGCAGCAGTAAGTTTAGTATAGTATTTTGGATCTTCGGCTAAATGTTGTAAAGCAATCTTTTCAGCTTCTTTAGGATCGTCAGTATGTTCCATTTCTACCTTAACACCTATTTTAAGCTCCTTTGCATCTACTTTAGATGGATCAGCAGGTTCCATCACTTCTTTATTTAAATGAATAGCTGTTAATTGTTTTTCAGCTTCTGCTCTAGTACCGTGGGTACCTAATCGTTTACCGCCTCCTTTTGGATAAACAACATACTTGCCGTTAATCTTTCTAATCTCTTCGGCAAGTACCTCTCTGATAATCTCTGTCAATCTTTCTCTAGTCATAGCTGTATAATGGAAACTACAAAAACATTATATTAGATCTCCTACATCCCCTGACGTAGTTCTTCTTCGGTAAAAACGGAGTAGGAAACTTCATCAGCTACTTTTCTTTTTCTTAGAGTTCCAGTTAGCGGCACCTACGTTTCTACATTTAGCAATAGCCATTGACTTGTAGGCTGAGGTTTCCATACCGTACACTCTGTCTACTTTCTTTGCACAGGCATCTTTTGGTTTACCGTCTGCTCTATGAGTAGCAGTTGCTTTACCAGGTTTCTTTTTTTCAGCAAGTACTTCGCGAACTAACTGCTCTAATTGTTCAGTAGTTACTTTTCCTTTCTTAGTATTACTGACGAATTGTTTACCCTTCCTACCACCTTCTTTCTTCTTTCTAGCTGTAGCTGCTCTTTGAGATTGAGTCATTGAGTTTGCTTTTGCTTGGGGAAGACAACGGTCAGGGTTACTTTGCTTTTTAGATGTACCGCATGGTCCGCCTATCTTACCGGATGATGTGATTCTTACCCACTTCTTCTTTATCCAGTCACGAAGGTTTTCAGCCATGACAGGATCCTCTTGAAGAAGTTCTTCGAGAAGTTCTCTCATGAAAGCGTATGTAGCGCTATCAATGTTCTTCTTGTTGAAAGAATCTTTTGTCATTTAAATCTATCTTTATGACTAATTCACCTTCACCTTTTATGACTCGGTGCCAATCGTGCCTTTCTATAAATAGTAAGTCTCCTACCTCTAGTTCGTAGGGTAATTCGTTATCGTACTGGAATCCCCATCCTTTACCGCAGTCTAAGACTGTTATAAGCCTATCCTCATCATCCTGATGCCATTTAAGCTCTTCAGGATCTATATCAGAAGCAAAGCTCCTTACTATACAATCTTTAGTTACTGAGAGGTTGTGGTAAGGTCTACCAGTACCCTCCGAAGCTTGACTTGAGTCCGAGTAAACTTGCATATCTTGGTAGTCGGCAAGACCAGTATCCTGCTTTAGTTTTATCTTTTTTAGTTGGGCAATTGTGACGATCGGAGAAAGCTTTACGAGCTTCTTTATTATTAATCTTCGCTGTCAATCCTCCTTTAGCATCTCCAAAGTTTACTACTACAACGTTTCCTTTATCGTTCTTAGTATATACTTTATACTTCTTAGGACCGTCACTTCTTTGGGGTTTGTTAAGCTTTACTTCTCTACCTTTATATTTAGCTTCAGCGATAGTCTCTTTAGAATCTGCTTGATAGATAGTTAAATCTACTACCCATACATCTACGTTTTCGGATTGGATCTCTCTAAAGGTATCTTGACCGGTTAAGATAACATACTTCTTACTGCCTTCTAACATAAACTCTGCTAAGATAGGCATTACCTTAGAAACGTCAGCATCCGGGTTCATATCCTCTTCTGATAAGTACTGTGATACTGATGCTGCTCCTACTGTATAAGCTGCTCCTCCTGCTGCTTTACCTTTGCTAGCCATATCTAACCATGTATTATATGGCTCCATATTTTTCTTTCTAGCTTCTTCTTCAACAATACCTCTAATGGTTTCGTCTTGCTTGGCAGCATTCCATGCTTGAGTATATTCGGTAGTCTGAGGTTCAGTAACAACTACTGCTTCATTAATCATTGGAAAGTCTAAAGGTACTCTCTTACCTTCAAACATTCCATACTCTCCTACTTCTGTTTCAAATAAAAGTTCCATATCCTCCAAACATAATTCTGTGAGGATTCCTTTGTTCATTAAATGACGAGCTTGTTTGATAGTAGAGAAGTATGCTTCTGAACCCGGACGGTATACGTTTTCGTACAACGGTGTTTTAGTATCAAGATGATACTTCATACCTTCCGTCAATACTTCTGTTAGTTTAGATTCTGTTAAAAGCATAGAGAATTTCTTTATAAATAGTTACTCCATATGCTTCTTAAGATGCTTAAGGTATTCGTTCATACCGGTAAGCAGTTCTTGTTTTTGCTTCTGAGTGTTTCCTTTCCAGTCTTCTACGTCACCTTCTTCAGTAACATATGTCATAGATTCTGCAAGGGTATCTTGTACCCATTGTTCTAATCCAGCAGCCCATGATTGCATATTACCTTGCATCATAGTCTTCTCATACTTCTGATATAATCCAGCATTTCGCAAGTCCGCCTCCATCTCAATGGTACAGTCAAAACAAAAGCCATGAATCTTATACATCTTTTTAGCTAAATGATGTTTCATAGATCCGCCGCACTTAGGACAGGTTAAAGGAGTTTGCATAGACTTCTTAGCGGAGTCTAACTTAGTTATATTTTGTTTAACACCGTTTTTTATAGTCCAGGTTCTACCATCTTCTTCCCAGATGTCACCTTCGCTATGCTTTTCTCTCTTCTTAGAGTAGCCTGTTCCGATTGTTGTCTTACTAGTAAAATCTTTCTTAACTAAGTTTCTGACTCGATTGACTGCTTTTGAATCAAATTCTTTCTTCAGTTGACTCTCCTTCATCTTCTTTGTATAACTTTCTTAATCTTTCTAAAACTGGTGATATATCAGATGTGTTCTCTGGGTGGTGTACTCCGATAC